TAAAAAGCTAATTTTATAGTACTAAATTTTTGACTTGGACTCTATCATGCCTTATTTCGCCAAAAAAGGGGCATATTAGCCCCTCTACTTAGTTTTTGATTTTTTGTCCTTGCTTTTCTTTTCTGCGAGGTCACGTTTGAGTTGTTCAGCTTGTTTTTTGCCGTCTACCTCAATACGGTTGATTGCTTTAGCCCAAGCACGTCTAGTTTTCTTATCAAAAATTGACATCTTAAATTCTCCTTTAACCCTCTAAAATTGGATAATGAACACCATCTACAATGACTGATACTACTGCACCACTTTCACTTTCGTGTTCATAACCAATGTAAAACTCTACTTCACAAATTTTGTATTCACCATTGTATAGGTTCATAATAGTGTACGCTTCATAATCATAATAGCCATGAGGAACGCTATCAGCAAAATCTTCAAACACAACATCTGTTACATTTACAAATACATCACATTGTGTCAAGTCGAAAGTTGCCACCGCATTTTCATGACCTTCACTCTTGCCAAATTCTACTCTAGTTTCATCATCAAGAATGAGATAACCCTTCCCAAACCCAATAATGAAGCGGTTTTGGAATAGATAGAATAAATCATCTCTATCACCATAATTTGGATTGCGTAAGTGACATTTCATATCCTTTGACATTAGACTTCTTCCTTTCATTCATTATGGTATAATTATACCATATAAATCATTGATTGTCAATGGTTTTAAACGATTTTATATGTAATCTTCTTACCAAAAATCTTGTCTAATTTGAAAGTTTTTTTCAAGTCCTTCAACGTGTGTTTAATTCCATCTTTCTCAAATACCTCACCGTCAATCATGAAAATAAATCCATTCTCTGCGGTGGTCTTGAATGCTTTAGTGAAGGTGAATCCAATACCTTGGACCGCATAGTTTAGCCCAAGGTACTCTCCTTTTTCATTAACTAACTGTACTAGTATAGCACCGTCTTTTCGACTGTACTGCAACCCGTTGTGTTTAAATTCTGTTTGTAATAAGTGCATATTAATATTAATTCTCCTTATGAATATCCTCAATAATAATTTGATTGGTAATGGTGGTAACTTTGGTCTTAAAGTTATAGAATACATTAATGTTAGGTGTACCAATAACTGAAACCTCATCAAATGTATCTACATCATCGTACCATGATTCACTAACTTTGAATTTGATTAGAACTAATTCATTGTCAAGAGTGAACTTAACTGTTTCCTTAGTTTGACCTAATACTGCACGATCTTCTACGACATTCTGACGAACTAAGACTTTCACCTCTGGGAATCCATTACCTGTAATCTTATTGATATTTTGAATTTCAGCAAAGTCAATACCAATCTCTTCATGTGGTACAATCTCAATATCATAAATTAATTCAGTCATGGTTTGTTTGTCTAAATCAATATTCTCATTAAAGTGTTCAATCACTTCATTTAACTTATCTTTAGGAAATTCAATGCCGTGTGACTGTTCGTGACCCTTGGTAACAACATAATCCAATTCAGATAAAATAGTACGTGTCTTAATATCGCCATATGATCTACCACTGCCCATGTATAAATCACCGCAATCTCTTACAACGAAACATGGTCTTTGGAATTCTTGTGCCAAGTTTTGTGCCACAATACCGCTATACCCCTTTGGAGCATCATTGTCTACTACAATTAGCACTTTGTTTGACAAATCAGCTTCCATTTTGTATTTATCAACTAATTCTTGTCGCACTTCACGTTGTTTCTTATTGAGTTTGTCCATAGCTAATCGCAATGGTTTAGCATCTTTATCATCTTCAACTAGGAAAATTTCAATTGCCAACTCAATTTGACCCATACGTGATGCACCGTTTAGCAATGGAGCAACACTAAAACCAATATCTTTTGTACAATAATAATCTACATTTACCTTTGCACCTTTAAGAATACGTGTTAAACCAATGTTTTTAACATTCAACAATCCTTCAGATACATAATATCTATTTTCTAATGAAGCCATATTCATGACATCACCTACAAGTCCAACTGCCACAAGGTCTAAGAATTGAGTTGCCAACTCTAATTCATAGGCATCGTCTAAAGCTCTGATAAACTTGTACACAACCCCTGCACCACTCAAATCTTTATTTTCGTAAGTGTCACCGCTTTGATGTGGATTAACAAGAGTCACTGCTTCAAATTCATTTAGTTTAGTTTCAGCTTCCTCATCTTCAAATTGGTGGTGATCAAGAATGATAATTTTCAAATCTTCATTCATTTTCAAGACTTCTTCAATACCTTTAATATCACTTGAAGAACTATCTACAATGATTAGCAAATCAGCATCAGTAATGAGTTGTCTATTCTTTGCATTCAATTCTTTTCTAGCTTCATCTGTAACATCTTGTTTGATTTGTGTTGAGATACCATGCCCATCTTCACGTTGTGAATAGGTGTATGATACATTAAATTCAGCACCATAATGTTTAGCAAATTCACGTAAGTAGTTGTGCATAACTGCTAATGAGGTGATACCGTCCGCATCTGGATCTCCTGCAATTACAATGTTACACCCATTGAAAATCGTTGTTTGAAATACTTCAACCGCCTTTTCACTGTTTTTCAATCCTTGCCATGGTAACTCATTGGTAATATCGGGCATTAAGAAATTGTCAATTTCATCTTCATCATACCCTCTAATCTTCATAATCTTATCTAAAACAGAATCATTTTTACGTGGTTTAATAATTGCTGTCCGTGGCTTCCAAATATATCCCATAAATTAATCCCTTTCAATTTCAAATTGACACTCTCTATATAACTTCTTCCAAACCTTGATACCTTCATCAATTGGTGCAGATTTTTCAGACAACAACTCTTCTGTATCATAGATATAAGAAACCTCTCTACCTCTGATTTTCAATCCTGTTTTGTGGATTTCCTCTGGAGTCTTGTCAGAGTCATAAGCTAAAACAAATTTAATATCTAAACCTAGTGATAATAATGTATGCAATTGTACATCAGTAAGGTCTGAAGAACCTAAAGCCACAACATTGTAAATACCATGCTCATAGAATTTCATACATGATTTTTCACCTTCAACAATGATTACTTCCTTCTGTTTCTTAATATGTGGTTCAGCAATCCATAAGTTGAATAACTCATAGGATTGATTGCACTTGAATAGAAACATATATTTAGAATTGCTCTCATTGTCGTGAAAAATTCTCCCTTTTACTCCTACCAACTGCCCAAAACGATTGCGTAAAGGCACGGTAATTCGACCTGTCATGAGGTCAAATCCTATGTCATATTTACGTTGTGTGGCTTCAGATATTCCTTCATTAGCCCATAATACATTTCCTTTTTGTATGAAATTATTAGTCAAGACATTCTCATTGATGATCTTATTAACTCTAACTCTGCGTACAATGTTCGTATGCTTTGACTTTAATTTCTGTAAAAATCTGCGTTTGTCATTCTTAAAACCCTTTGATGACTCTTTGATTTCCCAACCAAATAGGTCACAAATATAGTCTTTAGCATTGACAATATCATGTTGTAAGGCATCAGTATCAATATCAAAATATATGAATGAAACAAGATTGAAAATGTCACCTTCAAAATCCGAACGATTACGTATTTTACAAGACAAATTCTTCGTGTTTTTAACCTGCACTGCACGTTTATTATCGGATGCAAACTTATCGGGTAATTGTGCCACAATCAAGCGTCCTTGTTGTTCGACTCTCACATTCTGACATCCAATACCTTCTAATAAATCTTCAATCTTGCCCTCTTCATAAATTCTATCTTTAACTACTGATAATTCACTCATGATCCACCTCTAGAATGAACGGTGAATTTTGGCATAACCAATTTCATAGAATGAGTTATAGTTAAAGTTTGGTTGTAGTATAATACAATCCTGTCCTGTATCAGTGTTTGCCCCTTGCCTGTTCTTAGGAATGAACAACACATAGTAGGTCTTATCTTCATCTAAAGTAACGATTTCTTTTGTAGGTTGTTTCCCAAGTCCTCTGACCCATCTATAAACTTCCAATTTCTCATATTCATCTGCAAAGAATGGTCTAAACATTAGTAAAGTACTAGCTTCATTCTTCATAGCTTTACCTTCACCAATTGCATCAAAACTCAAAAACTTATGACTCACATAGGCATCTGCTAATTGGATTGATAGAACTGTTCTAAGATTAAATCCACCTGCTTCAGCCCTAGTCATCTTATAAATCTCTTTAGTAGACTCAACAAATGCTTCCCAACGTGTGTTCTCTCTATAACCGTCTGGCACTTTATGAGTATCGACAATCAAATTAACATACCCTTGAGTTGCATAGAATCGGATAATGTCTTTTAATTCAGTAATTTTATATTGTTCCATATAAACTACTTTAATCTTAGACTCATCATCATCAGTTAACTCTTTGTACTTCTCCCAACCTTTAATTAATAACTCTCTTTCGTCCTCACTTAAAGATTGAGGTGATAACATTTTCTTACGTGAGAAGCCTTTAGCATCAATAGCTTGTAACTCTTCTTTCATTTCATGGTTTAAAATTGAAAGAATCAAACGATTTCTAAATGCCTTTGCAGGCTCTTCATTCAACACAATCAAGGTCTTATCACCCGATTTTAGCATTGACATTAGGATCTTATCAATGATGAATGAGGATTTACCAGAGTTACCAAAACCACCTACAATCGTAACTTCACCTCTAGGAATGCCCTGCACCACATTATTTAAGTAGTATGAGGAGTAGAATGGTAACAACTCTGAATTGTCGCTCTCAAGGTCTTGTAAGAATTGTTCACCATCTACATACAAATCTTCAGTTGCATAACTCTTACCTAAGTTTAAGGTTGCAAGACTTGATTTCGCTTGCCAATAAGCGGTCAATTCATCAACTGTCATATCCTTGAAGCTGTATTTTTCAGTATCAGTAACCACCTTCTCACCATACAATTCAAATAAATTGATAATCAATCTATTCTTCATGAGTTTTTCAAAGTACAATTCAGCATTCATTTCCCCTGCTTGTACAATTGACATCAAATCGGTAAGAACTTCCCAACCGCCATTCTTTTCAAAATCCTTTTCAATACCCTTTTCCTCTAAAAAGATATTGACAGTAATATCATCTAGTTGTTTAGCACCATCTTCAATAATGCGTTTACCTAGTTGGAACATGAATGCCCAATTTTTATGTAAAAAGTCTTTATAATTAATCTTTTCAGCATATTCATAGTACTTAACAATATTAGACCATAGGATGCCTACCAAGTATGCTTCACTAGCTTCTGCTAATGATTTGATCTGATCAATCTCTGGATGAGTTACCTTATCCTTTTTTCGTTTTGCTACCAATCCATGTCACCGCCTACTTCTTCCTCTACATCAAGGAATTTACTTACATCAGTTGTTTTTGAAATAGTCTTATCTTCATGAGTCTTGTACACCGTGGTATCTTTTGCCACTCTTGATCTACGTTTCTCTGATGATTTTTCATTTCTCATTCTTTTTAAAGTTTTAGGTAAATAGTTTAGCAATACAATTAAGATATATTTAAACTCACCTGCCACATCTTGAAACCCTTTATCACGTTGAATCTTTCTAATGCGTTCGCTCTGCTCTTTGTAACACTGCTTGATTACTTCATAAGGCACTCCATTAGCTAACCTCTTAGTTAGTTTAGTATTGTCAAAGGGTTTTCTACCTGCGTTTAAATTTCTAAAGGCTGTATAAAGCAATTTAGGAATCATATTCTTATTAATATCATGAATCTCTGCCACATATTCAACTAATTGGTTTAATTCACGTTCTGATTGTAAATACTCTTTATACTCCTTTTCAACCTCGACTAAACAATGATTGTGTATGAATCGTTTAGGATATTTCTTATGAAATCCATAATTATCATCTTCAATATATTTCTCACAATGAGGACATTTTCTCTTTGCCAAAGGTAACACTCCTTTCACATACAATTATAACACAAGAATGCCAATTTGTCAATAGAAAAAGAACCCCAAAATGAGGTTCTTTTCAACTTTATTTGTCTAATTATTCTTCATCATCTTCATCTTCTTCGTCATCGTATTCCTCTTCATCATAATCTTCATCATGATCTTCGGAATCCTCTTCTAATTCTTCAAGAATTTTCTTCAATTCTTCTAAATTATCAGACTTACGATAATCAAGAATGCCTAAACGCTCTTTGAAGGTCTTGCCAATTTCCTTCTTCTCATCCTTATCCATGTCAGAAATGATGTCGGCTAATTCTTGTTTAACCTCTTTCAATTCTTCTTCATGTTCAGTATCAACCTCTTCAACTTCCTCCTGTTTCTTGATAGTTGGTTTTGGTTTAGCTTTTTCTACTTGTGTAGTAGACTTGGATGGAATTTGTTCAATCAACTTAGCTTGATCAAGGATAGCTTTCTTGATTGTTTCTAAGAATAATTCTACATCATATGGAATTGTTTCTGGAATTTCAGTGATGCGTCCACCTGCTTCTGTTGTACCATCACCACGGAATCGGATAATACGATTTTCAACAATCTTATTGCTCTTCTTACCCTTTTTCTTCTTATCCTTTTTGGATCGTTTTGATTTCTTGCCTTCAGTTTCTTCTGATTCTTCAGCTTCATCTTCAGCATTTTGTTTTAACTCTGACTCACGTACACTCTCAACATCAATGAAAATGAGGAAGTCGGATGAGTTTTTAACATAATCACCTGCACGACTTGAAACAGACATTGTAGTTTTTTCATACTCTAAACCAGACTTTTCCTTAACAGTACGGTCTTTGTCGTGAGTAATGAAGAATAGTCCAAATCCTGCACGTTCCAAACGTGACATTTGTTCAGAAAATTCAGTTTCAAGTAAGTCATATGCTTTACCAAATGGAATATCTGATAACTGCTCATACTTCTTACCGTCTTTACGACCTTGTTTGCGTAAAATGTATTCAGTACACCATTTCCCTGCAATATCAACTGTATCAATTGCAATGTATTGGAAACCTTCATTGTCATCTTCAAGCATATCTACAACTTCTACAAAATGTGCCCAATCTTCAATGTCAATAACATTAATGCCTGGTAACATATTATAACCACGTTCAAATGCCAATAACAGACCTGTATCAATACCGCCTTCACGTTTTAAAATTTCATAGAACAATGAAGTATTGTGTGTAGGGATATAATCATCCAATAAGAATAATTTATCCTCTGCGTCTACCTTGAAGCATACCATTTCTTGAACATCTTCTAAATCTTCAATTTGGGCAATAGCTTGAGGTTGTGTTAAGAATGATTTTGCATTAGGATATTTGTTTAATAACTCTTTATGTTTGTAAGTAGTTACTACAAATCTATTAGGAACAAAATCAATGTATTGTGTAAATTGACTGTCTACTTGTTCAATATAGTATGAAGCATTAAATCCTAATGACAGCATAACTGCTTGAATTTGCCAAGGAATATCTTGGTATTTAGTTTTAAATTCTAAATAATATCCAAATAACACTTCACCGTCTAAGTGATCAAAGAATAAATGACCTACTGATGCAAAGAATCCTTCAATTAATTCTAAGCGTGTATCATAACTGCCATACACATAGTCATCTGATAATTGATCTGCTGTTAGTAATTCTTCTAACAATTCTAAAGTAGAATCTTCTTGAATAGTAAATTTATATACACCATTATCTAATTGTGGTGTAATAAATAGAGTATGCTCCAAACGATCAAGAATGTCTTTTTCATTTGTTTTCACAATTAAAGTATTGTTTTCTAATTTTGCTTTTAAACCTAATAATACACCTACAACCCATGCATTTAACTTTGGTAATGGTCTTTTATCAAAATGAACTACATCAACCTTTGGTAATTCATAACGGTAAGTAGTAAACTTCTCACCTACAATAATATAATCCTCTAGCATTTCCTTTAGAGTCTTAGATTTCAATTCATCATTCTCTACATATGGAATAATATGCTCATCATTACAAATGAATGAATGTCCATCAGTAGTAGTTACTTCATAGGCTTTTAATTTACCTTGTGGATAAACACCTACTACTTTAGTTGGTTGACCGTTTAAACCAATTAATTCATCACCCTCTTTGATCTCAAAGGCATATTTCAAACCTTGTGGAGTGACTACTTTTGTAGTAATAGGAATTGCTTTACCAGATTTTGGTCTACCTGCAATCGTCATTTTCAACCGTGAAAGGTCTGCTGTGACTTCGTTAACCTTTACGCTATCTCTTAAACCCATTAATTCTTTTCTCCCTTTTCTCAAAATACTTTGTTTTTAAAACTTCCGCTTACATTTAAGGTAAAGGGTTAAGATACCTTAACCCTCACCCTACAATTTTTAGAATGGTAAGTCATCCTCATCAATGTCGATGACTTCATCTTCATCTTCTTTAGGCTTCTTACGACCTGTTAAGCCTTTAGGTTTTTCTTCTTTCTTAACGAATTCACTTTCGTCTTGTGCTTGTTCAATATCTTCTTGAGTATATTTTTCTGATTCAATAGAATCGAAACCTAAAATTACGTTTTCACGAACATAATTCTTGATAGCTTCTTTCTTCTTACCAGCCAAGCCACCAAGTGATGGTGCATCATCTTCGACTTCTTCAACACGGTTCACTAAGACACCATGAACTTTACACAATGTACCGTATTTCAATTCTTTGTCTTTCACAATTGCTTGGATCATGCTTTCAGCACCTTCAATATTTTCCTTGATTTCTTTCTCTGTATCAATGAAAATTGACTCGTCTGTTGTAATTATATATGTAACAGGTGTTGGTTTGCCATTGTAACCAACTGCTAAACCGTATAAATACAATTTGCCTTCTTTTTTGTCGTACTCGTGATCAGTATAAATAAATTCTGCATCAAACTTAGCACGTTCTACAAATTTTTCATCTTCAAAATCAATTTCTTGTTTAGTTAAGTAAATTGAAGTTGGTTCGTAGTTTGTTTGAGTTACTTCTTCACCGTCACGGTTAACATATGTTTGGGTTGTAATGTTACCACGAATTGTAACATCCATGTCATTTTCTAACAATCCATCTTCGTAAATGTCGTTAATACCATCAATTGTAATAGTACGAATTACATTTACAACTTTACCTTTTTCGTCACGCTCCAACGCAATCGTTAAGTCAAGTGGGAAGAACCCCTCTTCCTCGTATTCTTCCACGTTGTCTGCCCAGTCCTCGTAGTCCACCTTTTTTAATCTGTCCGCTTTGTCCAGTTTTTTATCATTATTATATAGGTATACTACCTCTTTTTCTAAACCAAACATACGCATGAAAATAATCTGATTTGGGGATGTTTTGACACCAAAATTTAAAGATGCCCACTCGACATCTTTATCAGTGACATCCGTTTTGTAATAATTTTCACGATCTGTACCTGTTACTTTACCAGAAACCGTGAAATATGAGCGTGTTTGGGCAAGAATATTCTCTTGCCCTTGTTGTTTGTCTTTCTTCTCTTTGTTACGTTTTGATGCTCTAGCCATCTTATAACCCCTTTACTCGCACCTTGTCTAAGGTGTATAATTTTATATTTAATTTTTCGTGGTTGTTATCTACTCTGTTTTTTCATACGGTTACAACCGCATTTTTTTCAAAGCAATATGACAACACGATATTAAAGCCGTCAATATTTTGTTTACCTCTCAATACCACTCTATGTAGATTTTCGCCATTGATTTCATCGTTCGTGAATTCAACGATTGTGTAATTTTCAAAGACATCCATAACATCTTTGATTCTGACTTTTCTTTCAATCATTCTTTCTTGTGAATGTCTTGAGAAGATTAATCCATATTCAATCTGATTCATCCTCTTGTTTAGGACTTTACGAATCATTCTGATTTCGTACTTGTCCATCATAGATGAATGTTTCCTTTCCGCTCTCGTATTGCTGGTAATCATAATTGACAACCCCTTTTCTTTTGTTCTGACTATATTATAGCACAAAAATTTAAGCGTGTCAAACGATTTTTTTTGATTTAATGAAATTTAATAAAAACCCTATTTTATCGACCAATTTTTCTCGCTCGTCCAAAATTAGGTCTAATTTATGTTGATTTAACGGGCTTTCTAGGAGGTATAAATCAATCAATTTTTCGATACGGTAAAAATCGGCAAAATTTGTACAATTTTCCCATACAATCGAATATATTGATCCACAGACCTCAAAATCAAATTTTTCAGAATTTTCGTCAATTAAACGACGTATAGAAGCAATTTTTGATTTATCCTCATTTCCGTCAACCTCATTACCCATTAAGGTTGACGGATTATATTCCACTGCTATAATTTGTCTAATTTTTTTATCTGGATCCCCTCTTACCATGAAATAATCCCCTACTTGAAAGCCTTTCATAGAATCACCCCTTATTTCCAATTGTAATAGTCATCTTCCATCATTTCTTTCGCTCGCTTCAATGATTGGATTAGTTTATCAATCTCAAATTCATTCAAGCAATCAATTGTTACTTGCCCATCAGTGATTGAGACAACCCCATTAGCATTATCATAATAAGCTGTTGGTTCAAATTGATAGCTATATGATTTAGGTTTACCAACAACACTATTTGTGAATGGTGCTTCCTTAGTCAAGCCTTCATTGATTGGTTTGTGAAGGTTTAATAACAAGTCTGAAGCAAATTTGATTGTGTTTTCCAATTCATTCAAAACTAAATACTCATTGTCCGTATGTTCGTTATAATACCCTACTGACAAGTTAACTGAATTGATACCCATGTCATTTGCGATTGTGTAGGCATCGGAAATTCCACCTTCCACACAAGTAAAGTTATAGCCTTTTTGGATTGAAAACTTGTCTAACCAATCCACCATAGCTTGATTTGAGAATCCTACACCATAAGTACCAACTACAATATCACTATTTCCTCTACGGTCAAAAGTGATTGCAAAATCAGCCTGTTGTACAAATTCAAAGTCAGACTTACTTGAACCTACACAACCGATTTCCTCATCTAGGAAAAATGATACTAGCAAAGTACCCTTGAATGGTAGTGTTTTCTTTACCAAAATTTGATCCAATAATTCAAAAATTGCGGTTACACCTGCTCTATCGTCAGCACCAAGAATTGCACGTTTATTCTTTTGATAAGCATAAACGATACCGCCTAATTCCTTGATAGTACGATTCTTTTGTGTTCTTGGAACCGTATCAAGGTGGCTATTTAAATGGATTGTTGCACCTTCACCACAATTGAATTGTGCGTGAATATTTCCATAGTAGTCAGTAAAAATGTTATCGGGATTTAGTGAAGCTAAGTCACCAAATACCAATGTTGAAATTTTATGTGTATTACCGCTAGGGCTATACACGCTTACATAACGCTTAAATGCGTTTAACAATTCTTTATTTACCTTTGTTTGAGATTGATTATCTTTGTTCTTTTTCATAATTATCTCTCCTCTTTAAATTAAATGTAAGGGCTAGATTTACTAGCCCTCGCTTACTAGAATACCATATAATCTGAATTGTCAACGGGTTCGTGTTCGTAAATCTCATGCTTGAGCATTGGAACCTTTGGTAAGTTTGCTAGGAATTCTTCAGCTTCCTTACGTGTTGTAAATTCAGCAACCAATTCAACCTCACCCCATGGATCCAAAGTCTTGCTTACTACCTTATATGTTTTCATTTTGTTTTGCCCCTTTCGTTTCTTTCTATATATATTATAACACGAAAGGTGGTGCTTGTCAACACTTTTAGTTAACAAAATTCACTTTTAATTTTTAACCACTCACTATCATTGAATGTAGGTGCATTATAGGCTCTATCATCAATATAGATGCTTGCACCAATTTTAATGCCTTGTGAGTCATACCGCTTCAGCATATAATCAGCATGAGCATTGATTTTCACCTTGTCAGTGTTTAATCCATGATTTTTTAAATGCTCTATTACAGGCTTCAATTCTTTCCTTGCTGTCCAAATCACAATCTCATAGCCTTTTTCAATCATAGCATTTACCGTATTAATGCCTTCAGTGAAGGGTGTACCTAGATCTGGAAATTGGTCTTTGACTAAGGTTCCGTCAAAATCAACCGCAACCACGGGATGCGATTGCGGTGTATATTTTACTTTGTTTGTCATTTATTACCTCTTAATCTTCATCATAAGAATCTTCATCGTCACAATCACTATAATAAAACGTCATCATAACAACCTCTATCAAAATCATCATATTCCATTTGTTTTAATTCCCATTCACAATCAATTTCATTTTGCATTGACTCAATTTCCTCTTTTGCTTCCTCTAACTCATTTTGCATTTCATCTAATTGCTCTACCATGTAAAGGATATAATCCGTTACTTCCTCTGGTAAGTTGTATTTGCGGATAATTTGATTGTGCGGTTTCTCAAATTCATTGATATGGTTATTTGCGAAAGTTAAAAAGCTATCATCAAGTCTATCTGCTCTATGAGATCCTAAAGTCAATCCATAAGTACCGCCATATTCTTCTACTTGTTGCAATTCCCATTCCCCATCAATATCGGTTGCAAGAATGAGAATGTATTCATCATTGAATTTTTCTTTCATTTCTTTTGCAAATTTTTCAAAAGTAGATTTTATAAATAGTTCTTCTAATTGTTTGTCATCAACAGTGTTAGGTGCTTCAGTCATTAGACATTGTCCTTTATTTGTTTTAGGGAAAGGAATAACATCTCTTATAGATTCTTCTTTTAACATAACCATAAGCCATCTATCTATTCCAAATGCTAGTCCACCATGAGGAGGTGCACCATATTTAAAGGCATCTATGAAGAAACCAAACTTAGCTTTTGCTTCTTCTTGAGAAAGTTCTAATCTATCAAATACCATAGATTGAATTTTTGGATTGAATATTCTTATAGAACCTCCACCTATTTCAGAACCATTTAAAACTAAGTCATAAGTATTAGTTCTAATATCTTCTGTTTGTCCAGCTAAGAATTTATCTAAGTCCTCAGCTTTTATAGAAGTAAATGGATGGTGTTCAGCCTTGTATCTTTGTTCTTCTTCATCATAATCAAACATTGGGAAGTCAACAACCCATAAGAATTTAAAGTCATCTTTATTTATTAAATCTAAGTCCTTACCTATTCTTAATCTCAATGCACCTAGAGCTGCAGCAACAACTTTTTTCTTATCAGCAACAATAAAGATTACATCTCCTGTCTTAGCTTCAGTTTTTTCAATTATTGCTTTCATTTCATCTTCACTTAAGAATTTAGCAATAGGAGAACTGATTCCATCAGCTCCTAATTTTATATATGCAAGTCCTTTTGCACCAAAATATGTCTTTACATATTCTTCATATTCAGAAATAATTTTTCTTGAGAATTTTTCATTTGCAGAAGGGGCAACAATAGCTTTAACAAGTCCACCATTTTGAACAGTAGAGCTAAAAGCATTGAAAGAAGAATTTTTAACAATATCAGATAAATCTTTTAATTCAACTGCAAATCTTAAATCAGGTTTATCAGAACCGAATCTATCCATAGCTTCAGCATAAGGCATTCTTTGGAAAGTATAGTTAGCTTCTTCACCTGTTACATTTTTAAATACATATTTTGCTAAACCTTCTATTTCATTCATAACATCTTCTTTTTCCACAAAAGACATTTCAATATCAAGTTGTGTAAATTCAGGTTGTCTGTCTGCTCTTAAATCCTCATCTCTAAAACATTTAGCAATTTGGAAATATTTTTCAACTCCACCTATCATTAAAAGTTGTTTAAAAAGTTGCGGAGATTGAGGTAGAGCATAGAATGTTCCAGGATTTGTTCTACTAGGTACTAAGAAGTCTCTTGCACCTTCAGGAGTAGACTTAGTAAGTATTGGAGTATCAACATCTAGGAAACCAGCTTGATCCATATAGTTTCTAATAGACATTATCATTCTATGACGCATTTTTAAGTTATTTATCATTTTGCTTCTTCTGATATCAAGATATCTATATGTAAGTCTCATATTTTCACTTAAATTGTCATCTATACCAGAAATTTGGAAAGGTAAAGTATCACAAGCATTTAAAATTTCGATTTCTTTTGCAAATACTTCAATATCTCCTGTTGGAATATTAGGGTTTTTATTAGATCTTTCCTTTACTTCACCAACAACTCTTATTACAGATTCAGATTTTAATTTCTGTACTTCTTCTAAAATCTTTTCAATCTTTGTTGTTAGCAAATCAATAGCTACTGTATTGGTCACTCCTTCTGGAATAACGATATCTGCATAACGCTTTGTTGGCTCAATGAATTGCTCGTGCATTGGCTTCAAAACTTCGAGATATCTGTCTACAACCATTGACACAGTACGGCCTCTATCAATGGTATCTCGTTGGATATTACGAATCAATCGCTCATCAGGATCAGCGTCAACAAATATCTTTAGGTCCATCAAGTCACGGAGTTTCTTGTTTAAAAGCGTCATGATTCCTTCGATAATGATAACCGGTTTGGGGTCGACATGAATTGTTTCGGGGAGTCGGTTGCATTGAATATAGCTGTAAGTGGGCTGTTCAATGGCCTTGCCATTACG